TGGCGGCCAACATGTAATTACTGGCACGATACCTGGATCAAATATCCCAGTATCTATAGCAAACACATTTTATAACTTTTTTTATAATTACTCATGGCCTAATGGCTATTCATTTATCCAATTTACTAAAGTACATGCAAACGACCCATTTCATAGAATCCTTCCGTATGGCAAAGCAAGTGGCCAAGATACTAAAGAAGATGATTATGCTGTGATCCCAGCAATTAGAGAAGCTGCAATGATACTAGCTGTCGATATATGGCAAGCTAGGCAAGTATCTCAAACTGGGGGCGTAGGCATGGATGGGATAACTGCAAGTCCTTATCGGATGGGCTTCCAGCTCGTAAATCGTGTAAGAGGCCTCATCCAGCCTTACGCCGCACCTTCATCATTGGTGGGCTAATGGCAGCCGTAACTACACTCCGAGGCACACTTGCAACAGCTTTAACTAACGCAGGTGTATGGTCAGTATTTAGTTTTCCACCAGCAACTCTTTTGGCCAATTCAGTCGTTGTTACCCCATCTGATCCGTATTTAGTGCCAAGCAATAACACACAAATAACAATATCGCCACTGGCTAATTTTAGAATATTGATGGCAGTACCAGCATTTGATAATCAAGGCAACCTAAAGGGTATGGAAGATTTTATAGTGGCAGTAGTAACTAAACTAGCAGCATCATCTTTAGTTATGAATATTACAAGCGTTTCCGCTCCAGCTATAACAAGTGCGGCGAGTGGAGATTTACTAACATCAGAAATAACAGTATCAATCCTAACGAGCTGGAGTTAAAATGAGCAGAGAAGAAGATTTAGCCTTCTTAATAAAGACAGGCCAAATAAAAGAAGAACCAAAAGGCAAAGCAGCAACCAACAAGAATGACGAGGAGTAACAATGGCAATATACTTAAATAACAACGTCGGCGTTAAGTTGGCTACCAACGCAGCGCCTACTACACCTTCAATCGATATCAGCGACGTCGTATCAAGCGCTGTTATCAATCAAATCGTAGACGAGTTAGAAATCACCGCATTTGGAGATACCAGCCACCGCTACGTAGCAGGATTACAATCAGGCACATTTACTATCGACTTTATGAATGACTGGGCTTCATCTGAGGTTAGCCAGACATTAAATGATGCATTTGGCAAGACTTTATCTGTATCAGTTATTACAGTTAAGGGCACAGCTGTATCAGCTGCTAACCCTACTTACCAATTCTCAATCCTGGTAAATAACCTAACACCAATCGGATCAGCTGGAGTAGCCGAAATTGCTACATCTAGCATCACATTTACTGTAAACTCCGCAATAACAGTATCGCCATCAGTGGCGTTCTAATTAAGGAGTAATAATGGCAAAGCTTATAATTACAAGGGCTAATGGTGAAGTTAGTGAGCACAAGATAACACCAGGAATCGAATATAGCTTTGAATTAAAATGGGGTTCAGGTATTAGCAAGATCTTGCGTGAGCATGAACAGCAAACTCATATTTACTGGTTAGCTTGGGAGTGCTTGCGCAGATCTGGCGCACAAATACCTCTATTCGGTGCAGAGTTTATTGACAGTTTAGAAACTGTCGAGGTAGCAGACGAAGAAAAAAAATAATAAAGCGGGATTCTACTGCTTACGGCATAGCCACATTATCCGTAGAAACTGGGATACCGCCTAGCGAGTTTATTAACATGGACTCGGAAATGTATCGGGCAATTATTCAAGTATTGACTGATAGAGCAGAGAGGGTCAAAAATGCCAGTAGAGGTCGTAGGCGTTAAAGACGTACTCAATGGCTTGACTTTTATTGACGAGGATATGTATAGACGTGTTAAGGCCGCTGTAAATCCTTTAATGAAAGGTGTAGAAGCCAAAGCTAAAGGATTTGTGGCGAGCAATAATGATGTACTGTCTGGCTGGACTAAACCAATATCATCTACTACAGATTATCGGCCATTCCCTAAATATGATGAAGCTACTGTCCGTGGCGGTATTGGATTCAAAGAAGGTCAAAATCGTAGATTTAATAATGGTTACCAGGTAGAAAGTTATGTTTACAATATCAGCGCACCTGGTCGTATTTATGAAACCGCAGGTAGATTAAACCCACAAGGTAGAGCGCCATTTACTTCTGTTGCAGAAGGTGGCGGCACAATGGCATTTAAGCAATCAGGTAGCAGAAAAAACAGAAGCAGATCTACAGCTGCATATAATTCTAATAATCCATTCGCTGGCTATCAATTTGTTACTGACCTGCCAACCCTTACATCTCAGCCAAAAGTTAAAGGCGCTAGAGGTGGTGGTCGTAAGACTAAAGGCCGTTTAATTTATAAGGCTTGGGCACAAGATAGCGGCGACATTTATGGCGTAATACTAAAAGCAATTAACGCAACAGCCACACACTTTAATAAGACTACAGATAAGAAGGTCGCATAATGGCCAATATAGTCGTCTCGGCGCTCAGTACCTTTAATAACAAAGGACTTAAAAAGGGCAAGAAAGAAATTAGTGCATTTGAAAAGCAAGTAAAAAACTTTGGTAAAACCTTTGCCGCAGCATTTTCAGTAACAGCATTAACTAGATTTAGCAGAGAAGCGGTAAAAGCGTTTGCAGCTGATGAAAAAGCAGCCAAGTCTTTAGAGGTTCAATTAAAAAATACAGGGTTTGCATTTAGCGCCCCTGGTGTTGAGTTATACATAGATAACCTACAAAGATCTACTGGCGTATTAGATGATGAATTGCGCCCAGCATTTCAGCAATTATTAACAGTAACAGGTTCTATCACTAAGAGCCAAGATGCCTTAAATACGGCTATGGATGTATCGGCTGCTACAGGTCGATCTTTATCCCAGGTTACAACAGCCTTATCACGTGCCTACGCTGGCAATACGACAGGTTTAAGTAGATTAGGTGCTGGCCTAGATAAAGCCTTATTAAAGACTGGTGACATGGATGCAATCATGTCCGAACTTAACAATAAGTTTTCAGGCCAAGCCGCAGCTAGATTAGAAACTTATGCTGGCAAGATGGATCTATTTAGAGTTGCCACAGCTAATGCTCAGGAGATAATCGGTAAAGGTTTATTAGATGCATTATCTCAATTAGGCAAAGATAACAGTATCCAAAATGTAACCGACAACATGGAAGATTTTGCTACTGCCACAAGTGAGGTTTTAGTAGGACTAGGCAAGGTTGCAGGTAAGTTAAAAGAGATAACCAATATACCTGGCATGGATGGTTCATTTTTAAGAAACATACCTGGCATTGGTGCGGTGTTACGTGCTACAGAAGCATTAAGGGGTGCAGGTAGGCAAACAGTAGATCGTGGTGGTCAAGAAAGAACGGCTGGCCGTGTATTAGCTGCTCAAAGAAAACAAGAGATAAAAGCATCACAAGATGTCTTAAAACTTAGAAAACAAGAAATTACCGCATTAAAGGCTAAAACTGCTTTAGATCAATTAAAAGAAAAGTTTGATATAGAGTTGATCGGATTACAAAAAGCACGTAATGAAGCCACAGATCAAGAAGTTAAATTAAGATTAAATGGGTTAATTGCTATTGCTAAAAATGATGAAGCATTAGCCAAGAAAGCATTAGCCGAACTTAATGCCGCCGAAGCAGCTGAGGAGTTTGCTAAGAAGTTTAATATAGCCTTAGAAGCTATTAGGGGTATGACCGATAAAATTAACAAGTTTATAGAAAGCCAAGTTGGTGGTTTTGAAGGCGCTTTAGAATCTATAAAATTATTAAACTCTCGTATTGCTACCATGATTGCTAAATTGGGTGGTACAACCAGTGCAAGCGGTGGCGGTGCTACATACGACTATGCATTAGCAGAGGTTAAGGCTAAAAATGAGCAGATTAAAGCCTTTGAATATAACCTGGGTATGGAAACTACAAGAGAATTAAACGCTCGCATTGGAGAGTTTGTAGCCCAGCAATCCTCTAGCCAAGCACCTACAGAAATCCGAGTTACAGTAGATGCTAATAGCGATAGGTTAAGCCAAGCTATTGCCGAGAGTATTCAGATAGCAAACAGATCTGGCTATAGCACGATACCTGCTGGATTTATCGCATGACATTACCAGTCATAAATGCAATAATTAATTTTAGTACTGGCCCTAGTTTTGCTCAAACTCTTATTTTAGATGAAGGCAAACTAGATGTAAACATTTTAGGAGATGCCACAGCTGTAATCGTGGATGTATCTAATCAGATTAATCGTATTGAAACTAACAGAGGCCGTACTGCACTTAGCGATCAATTTCAAACTGGTTCAATGACCTTACGCATAGTAGATCAAAATGGCGATTTTAACCCACAGAATGTAACAGGGCCTTACGCAGGACTTTTAACACCCATGAAGAAAGTGCAGATTACTGCTACTTATGGTTCAGTAACCTATCCAATATTTTCAGGATTTATTACAAGTTACGTTACAACTTATCCAGATGAGTCAGGCGAGGATTTAGCCATGACTACTATTCAAGCTGTAGATGCTTTTAGATTAACCCAGTTAGCACAAATATCTACAGTTACTGGCGCTAGCGCAGGGCAATTATCTGGCACTAGAGTTAATAAGATATTAGACGAAATTGATTGGCCAGCATCACAGCGTGATATTGATGCAGGTCTAACTACATTGCAAGCAGATCCAGGCACAAACCGCACGGCACTACAAGCTTTATTTACAGTGTCAGAATCAGAGTATGGCGCTATTTATGTGGATGCCGATAATAACTTTGTATTCCAAGATAGAGGGGTTACAGCTGGATCTATTGGTGGCACACCCACAGTCTTTGCAGATGATGGATCAGGCATAGATTACTTTGATGCTACCTGGGTATTAAATGACGTATTGGTGTTTAACAAAGCCACAATTACTAGAGCTGGTGGCAGCCCACAGGTAGCCCTAAATCAAGCCAGCATAGATAAGTACTTTTTGCACAGTTACTTTTTAGATAACTTGCTTATGGAATCAGATGCTGTAGCTCTAGATTATGCCCAGGCTTATGTGGCCTCTAGGCAAGAAACCTCAATACGTGTAGATGCCATAGTCTTAGATCTATACACCGATAACTACAATTCTGGCATATTGGCAGCTTTAGGCCTGGACTTTTTTGATCCGATTACAGTTAAGACT